CCCGTTCCTGTATTTCCTGTGGATCCAGTGTTACCTGTCGAGCCAGTGTTACCCGTTGAACCAGTATTGCCTGTTGGGCCTACTACTCCAGCAAGGGTAATAGTCCAAGATGATGCAGTAGTCGTGCCAATGTTGTAACTTGCGGCGATGGCAAAGGATGTACTGCCAGTAATAGTAACTATGCCTTCAAAAAAATTAGATGTTGTATTGACAGCACGAACCATATTGCCAGTAACAAATGCGCCCTGTTGGTTTGTTATCAGGGTAATGGTTCCAGTATTTGCGGGAGTAGCGCTAGTAACCGAAGTTACTCCAGTAAAACTGGAACCAGTATTACCAGTGTTACCCGTATTACCAGTTAATCCTGTTGGTCCTGTAGGTCCTGTTGAGCCTGTAGTGCCTGTAGTGCCTGTAGGTCCTGTATTACCCGTAAGTCCTGTGGAACCTGTTGTACCCGTAGATCCAGTTGTCCCAGTAGTACCAATAGAGCCAGTAGAACCAGTGGTGCCAGTATTACCAACAGAGCCAGTATTACCTGTCGCACCAGTTACTCCAGTCCCAGTGGATCCAGTAGACCCTGTGCTTCCAGTAATACCTGTTGAGCCAGTAGAACCTGTGGATCCTGTCGCTCCAGTGATACTAGTGCCTGTGTTTCCTGTATTTCCTGTGTTTCCTGTATTACCCGCAGGGCCTGTACTACCCGTGGATCCTGTAGATCCTGTGCTTCCAGTTCCACCTTGTACTCCCGTCGTCCCTTGTGGGCCAATGACGCCTAATTCTATTATTTCATAAACTGGGTTTGTAACATTATACACGTTTGTTGTTGTGGGAATTTGAACCACACTGGTGCTAATATTATTTTGGTTAGCAGTTATATTCAGTACGCTTGTGGATACAGGTATCTGAACAACTTGTACGGGTGTTACGTCAGCCACTATTGCACCACGCTTGTCGTAACGACAAATGCACCTTGTAGAATTTGGTAAACATTGCCTGAACCATCAGTCAAGTTTAGAGCGTAAGTATAACTACCTGCCGGCAATGCGCCAACTGATGTCTGTGCTGCGGTTAACGTTAAAGTTATTGTTCCCGTTGTCGGGGTTATTACAATCTTACCATTACCTGTGGATAATTCCACAATAAGATTATTGCTCACATCGCGTACTTGCATATCCGCGGTATAGCCAGTGAGGTTGACTGCAAGATTATTAGTAAGCCATTGAGGCGCTAGGGTGAATGTGGTTCCGTTAACAACGGAAATGTTGTATCTACCTGGATTCACGTTGCTCCTTAAGGGGTGTAGGTTATGCCAGAGGCATAGCCAGCATTAGTTAGAATAGTAACTTCGGCTGGTGTAATTGGATAAATTCCACCACCGAGATAACAATAATCTGCTGATATTGTGTCTTGTACTGCTGGTGTGCGAGTACGCACTACCGTTGTGCCGTAAACCAAAAGGCTGTCGCCTCTGTCAATTCCATAACGCCAAAACAAACGACCAAAACCAGCAGGTCCTTCTTTGACATGTGGTGGGGCAAATGTATATGGCACTATGTTCCTTTCATTGTGTAGATAGCCCCACCCGAAAGTGGGGCTACGACTACTTAATTAATTAAGCGCCTGTGTGAATCGAAGAAGTAGATTCAATACGAACCAAGGAAGCATCACGATAACGCTGCCATCCGAGTACGCCGTACCATCCAATTGGACGGAAACGCATTAACTTATCAACGACTGGTCCGAAGATAACATGTGGCTCTTCAGCAACTGCTTCAGCCAATGCTTGCTTACCAGCGACGAGTGTACGGAATACACGTACTCCACCTGTACCATAAGTATAAGCAGATGTTCCAAATGTTCCTGTGTTACCAGTTGCGCCAGTACCATCAAGTGCTGAGAACAAACGTGGTGATTCTACGAACATTGCGCCTTCATAAGTTCCGATGGTTCCTGGCCAGAATTCGGCAGCACCTGTCTCGGAATACTTATGATCGTCACGCCATCCGCCAGCGCCAGTTTCAGCGCGAAGGTCGAATGAAACTTCTGGGTGGATACCACACCAGTAGTATTCACCTTGACGTGGGACAGCCTTGTTAGCACGCAACTTAGCCACAGCGGTACGAATATCGCGTGACTTGATTACGTCTGTTGAAAGGATCTGTGCCTGAGTTGTACCATTGGTGTATGAACCAGCATAAGTTGAAACAACGTTACCGTTGTATTCAGCAATAGCATTTGGTCCACCAACAAGGCTGTTAAGAGCAACAGTGTCGAGAGAATCGGCCATGTTGAAGGCGATGATGTCAGCAATTGCTGGATCAACGTCTGAAAGTGAGAACAACTCTAATTTACGAGTTGCAAGAGAAGCGTTACCATACTCATTAAGAGTAACGGAAACGGTTGTTGTATTTCCAAGTGCTACTGCATCTGGATCAACATCTTCTGAGAGAACGGAAGTCTTTTGTGCCAAATCTGTGTAGATCTGGAAGACTACTGAAGAACCAGGCATAGCCTGTTGTACTGGCTTCTTATCTGCTACATCGCGAATAAGAGGAACAGCACGGAGTGCGAATTCAACATAACGATCATAGGCTGTCTGGACGAGTGAAGTACCGAGACTGGAACCTGATGTATCTGTATATGCGTTAGCCATGTGTCACCTTCTTTCTAAGGTTTAGTGCGAATGGGTTTCGGGCTACCGACGACGTTGTTGCGAAAGACCTGTAACCGCGTTTAGTTCTTGAATGCTAGTTGCACCATTAAGTTTTGCTAATAAATCAGCATCTCTGGTAGGGCTATTAACATTTTGTGTAGCCGCATTAATGCGGTCATAAGAGCGGATGTTGGCTTGCTTTTCTTCATCGGCAGGAGCATCTGCTTCACTTTTTGAAAATCCAAATACATCGGAATTTTCTTCAAGCCAAGCATCTACTTGCTCTGGTGTTGAGACATCGGCAGGAATAAACTTTGCCACTTTGTCTGGTACACCTTTTGTTGCCAGTACGTCTTTGACGTTTCGACTGCGAAGGTCTGCATGAATACTTGCAAGTTGTTCAGCAAGATCCTTCTTCTCTTTCTCTGCACGCTTTAAGGCTTTGCGGAGATTGGCTGGTGCTTCATTTTGCGAAGTATCAACATCTAAGTCGTCTTCGTCGTCTTCGTATTGGTTTGCCATTTCGGCACTCCCTTTCTGTTGATGTGACGCAGGCCGCAATACATTCCAGGGGAAGAATGGTTGGCTCCTACTACCAGTCTAAATACACATCATCGGCGCTGGTTGACCGTGATGGAATCTATTTATTAAGAAAGACCGCTAATGTCTTTCATGCCTAGGCTGCCTGTGGCAGCACCTGCTGAGCCTGAAAAGGCTGAAACTTCTTGGGTCTTTAACCGTTCGAGGTTGGCCTGTGCGGCAGCGGCACCTGATGTGCCAAAGGTTGAGGCTTCTAGTTGTTGTCCAACGCCCCCAGCGTTACCGTAGCCCTGATAACGACCAGCCAGCGATTGCATGGCTGGCTGTTGTGAGGCTATGCTCTGGAATCCTGCTGCGGCTTGATTTTGCGTTATGCCTTGTGCTGCAAGACCCATTGCGCTTAATGGACCAGTAGCGCCAAAAGCAATGTTGGTACCAGCACGGGCTGCTTCTGCACCGATATTGGCAGCATTATATTCTTGCTGTACCAAAGGTGCCGCTACGGTTGGATCGAGAAGATGGGTGGCAATGGTTGAAAGACTTAAACCATATTGAGATTGCAACTGGGCAAGAACTTGTGGGTCTTCATTTTGTATTGCTGCCGTTGCTGTATTAACGCGCATTTGAACTTCGGCTGGGGAAACATCTGTACCCATAAGTTGACCAAGATAAGCGGTTGATTGTAATGGGCTAGAGGCTGGAATGCCAGCCATGGTCATAACTTGTTTGTAAGATTGTTCATTAGCAATATATGTAGCAGGATCTAATGGGTTAAGCCCAGCAGCAATACGTGTTTGGTTACCAACAAAACGTGTTTGCCATGATGTGACAAGACCCTGCGCTGCACTAAATTGCGTAGGCGTAAGACCAAGGCCTTTGATTGCACCCATTGAGTCTGGAGAATCTAAAATAGTTTGAATAGTTGTAATATCAAGACCGTTTTGCAACATAGCCGTTACACCAGCAGCAATTCCGCCAGTTAGTCCGTAGGATTCCAATATGGCTTGAAGGCTATTGGCGGCACTTTGCAATGCTGTTGAACCAGTAGTACCTGTTGGCGTTGTAGCGGGACTTGCAGGGCCAGCAGGTGCGCTACCTGGTGCGCCTAAAATACCAGTTGTTTTATTAAAAGTTGCGCCAGTAGTTATGGCAAGTGCTGCATTTGCAGCAATTTGTTGTTGTTGTTGTGACGCGGCTTGTGCTGCAATTTGTTTTGCTTTTAAGTCTGCTGCGGTTACACCTGAAAGCAAAGCAGCATTTTGTGCTGCTATTGCTGCAAGCGTCGCTGGGTCGCCTAAAGGTGCAGGCGTAGGTGCAGGTGTAGCAATAGTAGCCGCACCAGAAGCAGCAGATGATGTCGCTAAGGCTCTTTGAGCGGCAGTTAAACTTTCAATAGCCATTGACTACATCCCCATTTTCTGAATCATATAATCCGCTGCGCTATTAAGTGTATTATGTGCGTTTTGCGTATTAAGCCAAGCGGGTTGTGAACGAACCTGGCTGGCAAAATCATAAGGATTTACTACTTGGCCATTGGCGTCGCCTACCAATGCTTTGCTTACTAACGCCCCTGGACCAGTTAATGCTCCAAGTTGAATGTCACTTGGGCTTACTTCCATGAGGCTTGCATAAGTATTCAGATAAGGCGAAGCAAGATCTGATACCTTTGCGCCATTAGCAATTTGATCAGCAAATGGCTTGTAAGTAGCCATTGCTTGCGTCCTATATTGATTTTCGTATTTTGCCAATACCGCAGGATCCGAAAGATTTGCACCCGATGCTAATTCTTTTACAGCCAAGTTATCAAAAACTTTGCTTGTTCCGTCTGTGCTTACTTGCCCCAATACCCCGTATTGTTGTGCAAGGTTTGAAAGGTTATTGGAAAAAGTTTTAACATTTCCGCCAGGACCAGTGGCTGGATCAATCGTTCCATATTTTGCCATCTGCTGTATAATCTGGGCATCGGATGCATTAGGATTTTGCATAAGCCAATTTGTTAAATCTTGTCCACCATTAACGGCTTCTTGATCCAGCGCCACCGATGTAGCCTTGGTAGGATCGGTAATTTGAGCGCCAAGTTGTTGTGACGTTAATTTCATACCCGTTGATGCTGCCAAAGATGCAATATGATTTTGCGCTGTGTTATATTTTAACGCATATTCCGATGGTGTGGAAATGCGTTTAATTTCAGCAAGGCCAATATCTCCAGGATGCTGTTGCGCCCATTGGGTATTAGAGAACTGCGTAGCCCACATAGTAGGCGACCAGTTTTGGCCAATAGCGTTTGTAAGCAAATTTCCAAGTTCTGGAACTGAGGCAATGAACTTAGCCTGTTCGCCATACTTGGCCATGAAATCTTTTTTGATTTGTTCAGGCGTTTCCAACTTGCCGTTGGAATAATACTTGCCTTGATACTCACCAGTAAAAGGATTATCCTGATACTGCATTACACCTTTAACAGTCTTGTATGTTCCACCCGTGGTGGATAATCCTGGTGTAAGTGGCGGGACGCCACTGGCTGGTGGGGGTGTACCAGTACTAACAGTACCTAGATTTGCGGCACCAGCGGTTGTTATTTTTTGTTCATTGGCGACCACGGCATTAGGACCTGCATTCGTCCCAGCGGGAACGGGAGTAGTCTTTTCTTTCAAGGCGTTAATTTGGCTGTCAATGACTGGATCTGTTTTACCAAACGCCTTGTTCATTGCCTGTTTTTCTTGCAAGTTTGATAATTGTGTTTTATCTAATTCCGCTTGACTTGCGGCTTTTTCTTTTGCGTTAAGTTGGATATTTTGATCTTTGATATATGCGTTGGCATCAGATTTTATTTTATCAAGATTGTTTTGATCTTGGGTAAATTGATCCATAATTGCTTGCTGCGCTTTATATTCTTGTCCAAGATTTTGGATAGCAGGATCATTTGCTTTTGCACCATTGGCAACCAAATCATCACGTTGCTGCATAAGTTGCGCTGCTTTTTGTGCAGCATTATTTGCATCGGTTGCGCTGTATTTACCCGATGGCGTCGCTTCATCTAATTGTTTTTGTAAAGCATCGCGTTGTGCTATAAGTTTATTCTGTGCAACCTTTTCGCTTCCGTAAAGTGGTGCATCCATAATACCAAGATGAAGTTGACTATTAACGCGATTAAGGCGTAATGCGATATCATTATACGATAAGACTTGAGGTTTCTTAGTTGCCATGTTAGATGCTCTTCATCTGTTGTAGTGCCTGGGTCATACCGTCAAAGTATCCCGTCGCTGCCTTGTAGGATTGCGCGTCTGCGCTACCAGAAATAAGTTGTGATAGCAGGGCAGATGGATCCACACCAGCAGTAAGTTGTGTGCCAGTAACATCTGAACGTTTGCCCGTTGGGCCGTAAGCGGTTAAGCCAGAATATGTGCCAACGTTGGACTTTTCAGCGGCTAACAATTCCTGACCATACATCTGAATCTCTTGCGCCGTAGCATTGCGCCCAACCAAAGATTGCATGGTTGCATTGACCAATGAGGTTATATCTTGTGGAGATGTTTGTGTTTCATAAGCCGTCTTGGTAAACGTTTGCATGTTGGCATAGATGTTTGCACCAGCACCAGTGGCTTGTGCTTTCATGGCAGCGTATGTAGTTACTGGAACCGTAACAGTCGGAGTAGTTGGTGTAGTCACTATACTGCCCTTCTAAATACGCCAGTTACGACACTAGCCAGTTG